CTTATCGGTGACCCGGAATCCCCCGTCACCGGGTCTGTTTGGTCGGGCCTCAACAGCAAGCACGTGACCTCTCAAGCTCCGTTCCGTCCGGCCAAGGCGGTGGAAGCATGAGCATCATCATCAGCAAGGCGGAACACGTGTACAAGAGCAACACGCTCATGCAGGAGGCGTATATCGCCGGAGCCTCACGCCAGCCCACGAACGATGAAATCGAAGCCGGGGCGAAAGCGTTCTACGAGGCGTTGAAGCCCGACTCTTACCCTCAATGGGATTCTGACTGCGCGTTGAGGGCCGAATACTACGACGCCATGCGACTCGCAGTCAAGGCAATGCAAGGAAAGGCAACGGAAGAATGAATCTTTTAGATGAAACCAAGAGTGCGATCTCACGAAGCAAGCATTCGACCGATGACGTTCGATTCGTAGGCTCCCGCGACGAGAAGCTGGGAATTCCGTGGAGTCAGGCCGAAAAGGTGCTCGACATCGATTACGACGACGGATACGGCAGTCAGGAGATAGCCGCCGATCTGGTCGTGGCGTTCACTGATGGCGGGTTCCTGCGCCGCGAAGAATACGACGGCAGCGAATGGTGGGAATATGAGCCACCGTTCAGAGGCCCGGAGACGCAGAAACCGTTCGGACGCGTGAAGCGGACCTATCCCGCGTACTCGCTTGAGGACATCAATTACCCGATGGAGGCAGACGATGAGCTATAAGGAGAAGATATTCACCCGCGAGGAGTTTCGAAAGGTCGTCGCAGCCGACATCTACGACTACGAACAAGCGCCCGCGAAATGCCTCTACACGACCAAGGATGCGGCAGACCAACTCTACGGCGAGTACGGCGAGGAAATCGAGGTGGAGGGATGAACGGAGTACAGCTTACCAACCATCTGACCGCGCAATTCAGGGCCTCAGCCCTGAGCCGGTACGAGGCCAGAATCACCGAGGACGGCGACTTCCGAGTCTACATATACGCCATGAGCCTCAAACGTCTCAAACGCAAGTGCGGGAGGTACGCGAAACGTGAGCGCAAGGCCATCGAATATGTCGCCACGCTCAAGGAGGAATCATGAGCGTAAGCAGAGAGAGCGTGCACCCAGACTATATTCCCGAGGATTTCGGCGAACTGCTGCGCATGGCCGTTGATTACGTCTACGAGCAGGGCGAGCACTATAGCGAGGACGCTCTACTGGAGGCGTTCAAGCCCGCCATAGACAAACACGACCGGCAGGTGGCCGAACGGGCGTTCGAGCTCGGCTGCGTGGCAGTGGACGCGGAGGAGCACGGCGTGGGATGCCGATTCACGGTCGGGCAATTGGAGGAACTGTCACGCGACTACGGGCGCGACGCATACTCGGTCAACAATCCCTACGGAAGAGGAGAATCATGAGCGTAAGCAGTCTCAAACGCGAGGAAATACTCAAATGGCATCGGAGCAAAGCGGCCACGCCCGAATACACGGCGAAACTGCTCGGCGTGCCATTGGATGAGGTGCTGTACATCATCGCCCATCCAGAAACGCCCGCACCATACAAGGACGATTCCATGCCGGAATTCATCGAACCACTAATCTGAAAAAATACCGATAAACACACGCGAATACATGACTGGATTCAGCGTAAAAACACTGAATCCAACGAAAGACAAAACGAAACCCTCCACCAACAGGCGGAGGGCACGCTCACCAAAGCACCATCATAGCCGGAACGTGGAGGGTTTCAACATAATGTTCATCACCACCGAACCATGCCAATACTGCGGCAACCAGCAGGTCGAGGCACCATGGACGCTCTGCCGGGACTGCCGACGCACCTACGCCAAAACACTCCACCAGCTGCGCCGCAACATGCAACTGTTGCAGCGGGTCGCACGGCATGAGTACAAGCTCGGCGAACCGGGCAGCGGCGGGAAACCGCAGGGCGGCGAAGCGCCCAGCCCCGTCAACATGCACGCCATCGACCTGCTGGACAAAGCCGAAAGCCTGTTGCAGGACGCATGGTACGACGCGGGAGCCGTGTGGAGCGACAGATGGCAACGGCTCATCCCCCGAATGCAGACCAGGCTCGCATGGCTGTGCAAGGCGACGAACGCCGGTCGGTTCCTGCGCCAGCTCGTCAAAATGAACCGGCGCATCGAACCATTGGTGGACCGCAGGCCTCGCACACGCCGCATCATCGGCGTATGCCCAGAATGCAAACGCGAGATACAGGCCGCGAAGGGCGAATCGCTGCTACTGTGCAAATGCGGCAACCCCATCAACGTGGCGGAGCTGCGCGAGCGGAGCCGAGACAAGGCCGAGGCAATCCACCTGACCAAGACCCCTGCGGGCATGAGCCAGTGGCTCAAGGACAACTACGGATACGAGGTCAGCCGCAAGCAGATCAGCAACTGGCTCAACCGCGGCAAGCTGCCCAGCAGCAAGCCGGTCGATGACGGCTACTGGGAGTTCAACATACGGGAGATTCTGGCGTTGGCGATGGGTTCCAGCGGCCGCCCGGCTTGACATAGTGTAGCCTGTGAGATACAATAAGGGTATGGAAATCAAGCAAACCGCCGAATACCGCAAGTGGTTCAAGAAACTCAGGAACCGCGAGGCGAAAGCCGCCATCCAAGCCCGGCTCGACGCCTGCAAGCTCGCCGGCAGGCCGTTCGGCGACATCAAACCCGTGGGAGGCCCGGTCAGCGAGATGCGGTTCCACATCGGAGCCGGATACCGCGTCTACTTCACCACGCGCGGCAACGTGCTCATGCTGCTGCTCGCAGGCGGCGACAAAAGCACCCAGCAGACCGACATCAAACAAGCCCACGCCATACTCGACGACTACAAGGAGCAGCAATGAGCACCGAAATCACCGACTACGACACCAGCGAATACCTCGAAAACGAGCAGGACATCATCGCCTACCTCAACGCCATAGCCGAATACGACGACCCCGCACTCATGCAGGCCGCACTCGGCAACGTCGCCAAGGCTCGAGGCATGACCCAGATCGCCAAGGACGCGGGCGTGGGGCGCGAAAGCCTCTACAAAAGCCTCAGCAAGGACGGAAACCCCAGCTTCCAGACCATCGCCAAGGTAATCCACGCCCTCGGCGGACGCCTCACCATCCAAGCCGCCTGAAAAAACAAAACACAGACAGGAGTAGGGTGAATCCACCCCGTGGTATACTCCGTATCAGGATAAGTGTGAAAGCCTCTGGGATAAACATCTCAGGGGCTTTACTCATATCCACCTATGCGCGTAGCTCAGCAGGTAGAGCAGCGGTCTCCAAAACCGCAGGTCGTTGGATCGAAGCCAACCGCGTATGCCACGGCTTGCGTACGGTAGAGGCCCAACCGGCCATAGCAGCGACTGCTAGGGCGCAATCACAACAGAGCGCAAAGCTCGGGTTGCCGCGAATTCGAATCTCGCCCAAGCCACCAACCACCACACAGGATGGGGAACATGAGCAACAAGGCAGGCTCAGGCCGATACCAAAATGGAGCAGCCCGCCGCAAATGCAAAGCCCGACACATCGCCGCCGAAGGACCAATACCAATCTGCCCACTGTGCGGCAAACCCATAGACCTCACGCTCAAAACACCACACCCACTCAGCTGCGAACTCGATGAGATCATCCCATACAGCCGAGGCGGATCACCAACCAGCTATGACAACACACAACTCACACACAGAA